CCTGACCTCTTGGCTTTCAGTGTCACAGTCTTTCCTTCCAAGTTAGAATCAACTGTCACATCAAAAGCACTGTCAAGTTCAATATTACCAGTCACAAAAGGTTCAACACTGTCATCAATCTCTATTGTACCTGACACGCTGTACAACTCACCATAATCTTTCTGGTCATAGCTTGTTCTGCTTATCTCCACATTAACGGCATCATCAGGCTCAAAGTTGTCTTCATCACATGTAAGAGCAATATCCTCTGACCACACCCCTGATACTGGTGTAGTAGTTACAACTTTTTCACCTGTTGTAGATGAAAGTGTGATTGTCAGTTCCTTACCAGATAAACCAGTTCCTGAAAATGTCTGAGCTGATTCAAGTGCCTTAGCACCAACAGGATATACATCCAAAGTGAAACTTGGAAGTATAACAAGGGACTCTGCTATAGCGGATATATCTGTGTCAACATCTTTCAATTTCAAGTCTATGACATCACCCACAACAAAATCACTTGGAAGCAATCTGAACTGTGCTGAACCTGTTGAAGTGTCCAGAGCCTTTCCGACCTGCAACCAAGTACTGTCTGAGTGTTTCTTGGTAAATATATCAATATGTGTTATGCCTATTGCAGTGAAGGTTATTGTCGTTGGTAGGAATCTTCTTATTTTACCGCCTTGTATAACTGTCATCTGTTGTTACCTGTATGTATTGTTATATCAGTTGTTATCATATTTAGTTCCATTGACTGTGTGTATTATGGCAATCATCTTGTTATTGCACTCCTGTTGCCACAACAACATCGTCAAGCTGGTCATATACACTACTATCATCAGCATCTTCAACTCTCAGGTCAAAAGTACCAGCATCTGCAACAGTAACCTCATCACTCCAAGTACCATCACCCTGTACAGCTGCCTGTCCAATAAATGTCCATGAGCCTTCTGGACTGCTGACTCTCTGAGATATGTCAAGATGCAATCCGATACGGTTGCTTCTACCTGTAAGAGTATAAGGTGTTCCTGCTGTGATAGTTCCAAGAGCATCAAACGCTATCCACACTTCTTCAAAAGTTGTGTCCTCTTCATCAGATAATGTCAGACCCACAACTGCTCTGAGTTTTGTCGCACCTGCTGTTATGCCAGTTGCGTTTGCTGTCACTGACCAAGTACCGTCAGATGCTATCACAGCCGTACCAGTGCAATCTGTCCAAGTTGCTCCGTCAAGTATCTGTATTTTGATTGTTTTACCCTTCAATGAAACCGATGTTCCTGATACTACGAAATTCATACCGTCAACAACTGTCAGAGGAGATACTGATACTGAGATTGAACCTATTGCATACACCTCACCCTCAACACTATCTTCACCAACTGGGATATATCTGAGTACTGCTATACCCTCTGCTTCTGCAACTGGACACTGAATATACTGTATATAATGATGTAAATATAATACCCAAATATCATTCTCATATGCCATTGGTGAGTTGCTACTCGCACCGCCACAAATTGTAAATCCATTACTATTGAGAAAAACACCATGGGCATATCGTTTTCCACACGGCATTACCTGCTGTGTCCAAACAATACCGTCTTCGGATGTCCATAATTTATCACTTAATTGTGTGGTTATTTCAGCATCATAACCACCTGATACATAAATACTGTTTCCATTTGTTATAGCTCTTGCTAAGACTGGACTTAATGATACACCACCATCCACTGTGGTGCTCCAAGTTAATCCATTATCAATAGATTTATGAATTTCACCGTGACTGAGTACATATAGTGCCCCATTGAAAGAAAAAAGAGGAGTGCCGATATTAAAAGCATCTGATGGTAAACCTATGTTGGATGATACTTCTGTCCATACAGCCCCATCTTCTGATGTCCAGAAAGAATCTGAATAATTTGGGGCTTTATATCCACCAGCAATACACAATTTATTATTATGAACACAAGCCCCAAAAGAGCTTAACCCCGAAATATTCCATGAAGCTGTAACAAGTGTCCAACTTTCACCATCTTCTGATGACCATACATCAGAGTATTCTACAATATTAGAACCACCAAAGAGAAATAATGTACCTGACAGTTCTAATACAAAATGATTATATCTTTGACCAAAAGGTGCTGTATCCGTTACAAGCGTCCAACTTTCACCGTTGTCTGTAGATTTCCATATATCTGAGAATCTTACTGAGGCATTTTGTCCACCTGAAATAAAAAGAGTTCCATCTTTCTCATAACAGCAATGACCTCTCCTATCACTCCAATCAGTGCTTGATGATTGCTCTATCCACTCACTGGATGAACTGTCTGCTTTTACGAAGAATGTATTTGTTGTATTTGGTGTTGTTATGTTTATCATTTTATTCTACTCCGTAACCGTCACATCCACTGTGTCTATCGTACTCACCACAGGACTGTACCACGCCAGTAACTGAACAGCACCAGTAGTAAAGCCGTCCGATTCACTTACTGTAACACTCCCTGTTATTGCTCCGCCTGATATTGTTAATTCATCAAGAATAACAGATAACTCACCCTGATAAGCAACTATATGAAGTGTTCTATCGTCCTGAACATTAGTTGTCGCCTCAAAAGTAAATGGAACATCAAGAGCTATGTCAGCAGAATCAAGAGGACTCGTTATTTCAACTGCGTATTCAATTATATCAAGGTCAATATCACCATCAGAGTTACCAACACCAAGATAGATGCCTGTTATATCTGTTGTGATTTCACCATCAGGAGTTGCGTAGTAGTCAACACCTTCCTCGAATTCTCCGATGAGGTAGATTGTGCCTATGTCATCAAGAATCAACTGCTCTTCTGGTGGTTCATATGTTTCGACATCAAATTTAACCTTTGAAAATATCTTTGAATCAAAATATGTTTCACACTCTATGTCTTCTGGAACATAAATGATTTCATTCTTGAATCCTGCTGGATTGAATCCACTCTTCAACTTTGAAATGAAATTTCCAGAAACAAACAAATCTGATTTTGAAATCAACTGATATTCAAATGGTCTTGTTCCTTTTCCTGTGATGACATTCTTGTCAACTTCGACACCATCAAATCCAATGTTGATTTTGTAGAGTGGATATTCTGACAGAATGATTTCATTTCTTCCAATTGAATCAGAATTGTCAACTGTGATACCAGCAACAAGAAGAACTCCTGCAAGATTGAATAAACTATCACCAGTTGTGAATGTTCCATTGTAGGTGTCAACATAGATTTGTGAAGTGATTGTGTCAATCAATTTGACAAATCCATAGGCACCAGTTGCATTCTTGATGAAGTCAGAATATGAAAACTTTGTGATGTCTGAAACTGTGATGATGTCATAGAAGTCTGGAGCATCTTCTGTGTCAAATGTGAAATCTTCATTGAAGAATGATTTGAAAACAACTCCTCTTTCTGCACCATTGAATAAGTAGGTTGAAATGATTGCAAACAGAAGATTGTATGATGACCAAGATGATTTTGTGTTGAAAACCATTCCAGAAAATTTAGCAAGCATTCTCATTGTCTCTTCATCAAATGATAGAACTTGATTTCTGAAATCTAATGTCGTTGCATACTCCTTGAAATAAGTATTGAGAATGTCTTTGTTTTTGACTGGAAGATTGTCTATCTGAGCATGTTTGTCAAAGTCAATGATATTGTTGTAGATTGAATGGTCTCTCTCAGTTGTACCATCAAAGAAGTTCAGTGAATTCTTTGTCTCAAGAAAAATGAGAAAGTTTTCCATGAGTGAAACATATTTTGGATATTTCTTTGCAAAGTATTTTGGAACATATCTATAAAGATGTGGTCTCAACGATTTCATCTATACTTCTCCAAGACAATCTTCAAATTCCTACTGACCTCTGAAACATCACTTTCCTTCACTGGGATACTGACTACATATTCATTATTTATTTCATCTGGAAATACATCTATTCTGTCAACATCAACATTGTACTCTGTCAGATAATTTCTGATGACTCTCTTGATGACATCTTCTATGACAAAGGCATTGAAAGCATCAACTGAGTCCCTCAGGTATTCTGAGATGTATGTTCCTCGTTGTGGGTCATCAGGATTCTCAGAGATAGATGTTTCAATCAAATCTTTCAATGCAATGACAAATGCATCATATCCTTCTTTTGCCTCAACACCATTTTTCAGTGATGCTTTGATTCTGAGAGCTGGGTCAATGTCTTTCATCTATCACTCCACAATCAGTTCAATGTCAGAGATTCTTTCTATTCCAACGACACTCTCTCTCAACTGATTGATTTTCAATCCAGAAAGTTTCAAGTTGTCTATGTATATTGTCTGTCCTTCATATGGTGTCAGGATTGCTGACTCAAATTGTAATGCTCCAATTCTTGGATTGACTTTGCCAGCAACAATTCCATCAATGAGAACTTCATCTGCTGAGTTTGTTGTCAGATTTGCAATTGTTGTCAACTCATTTGCAATCCAAACTTTCATTTGACAATTCTGATTTCCAAGAAATCTGTTGAAAACTCTGACAGTGTTCTCACCTGTTTCATGAAAATATTTAATCTTTGATGTTGATGAGATTGAATCAACAACATCAACTTCATCCATTGCAAGCAACATAGAGAACATGTCCTGAAGGTCTATTCTTGTTTGAGTCTTTGATTTCTCATTCACCCAGTTCTTGATGAGTGTCTTTGTGTCAAACAATGAGAACTCTGATGCGTAGGAAGGATTCAGTGTCAGTTTGATTTTTGGTTTCAACAGATTGAACACTGGATTTCTGTATTTGAAATGGATTGTCAAAATCTTATATCTGTCAAGGTATTTGATAATCTCATCTGTGTTTTCTGAACTGTTGACAAAGTTGAATCCATCATCATAGAATGAGTAATAAACAAACCCAAGGTCTCTTCTATATGTTCCACTTTCAATTGAAGTATAATCAACATCATCAATAGAAAGTGTTCCACCTGTGTAGAGAACTGAAAGAACATATTTGATTGCTGTCTTAGCATCACCATAGGTTGCAATTGCATCATCAATCATGTCCTCTATATCAATGTATTCTCTCTGACCACCCCATGCTCTGATGTCTCTATATTCTGAGAACTTATTTTTCAACAAAACATTGTAGTCAGATTCTGTCACTGCTCTTCCCTGTGTTGTTCTGAAAAGTGGAGCATTGATTTTGATTGATTCAAGTGATTGTCTCTCAACTCCATTGTCAAAGAAGGAAAGTGTTCCTTCACCATCAACAAGTTCTGCTGAAATGAGGTCTGAGAGATTCGTTGGTGAAATGACTGGTGTCACTGAATCATAATTGTATTCCGCAATGAGAACTTCTGTTCCATCTGTCTGAACTTCAAACACTTGGAAATCATGAAAATCTGTCATCTCAAATTCATTGTTTCCCTGTGTGTCATTGATTTCATCTCCTTCAGTTGTTGCAAAGAAGATTCTGATTGTCTCTGTGTCAAGAATTGTTCTTGAGAGATGGTCAATGTCAAACTGAATTGATAATCCTGTTGTTGCATTGAATTTGAGATTGTATGACCTCAAATCTTCATCAAAGTTTCCTTCTCTCAGTGAATAATATTCATACCAGCTTCCATCTGTCTCTTTGACAAACACTCTGATTGAATCTTTGATGACTTTGTCATTGTAGTAAACACTTGAAATGTCTTTCAGTTCAACTTCCTGTGTAAATGTCAAGATGTCAACAACACTCTCAACAACATTCCAAGTTGCCTGATAAACTGGGATTGTAGTCTGAAGAGTGTTGCCTATCTTTTCAAGTTGACAATAGAACATATTCTGATTGAGAAATGCATTTGCATCAACATCAGTGTATGATGATTGTTGCCACTTATCTCTCAATGTTGGAATGATTTGATATTCATCTGTATATTTGACATTGTTGAAAAACATCTTGAATTGTGAATTTGCAAGTGGAGTGTATGTGTCTAAATCATAGTTGATTTTAAGATACTTCTTTGCAGGTCTTCTCATTTCTGGGATGAAGTTGAAATTTTCAATCAATGAGTAAATTGATTCCTCAAGAGAAGCAGTGTCAAGAAATATCTCTTCAACTGTTTTGTTCAACTGATATGCAAGGTTTCTAATGACAAATTTTGCAACTCTGATGAATATGGCAAGTGAGCCAGACTTGAAATTGTATGTTGAGAACTCTGGTACTGAGTTCAGGTAACTGATTAGATTAGATTCTATTAAGTCTAAATCTGCTTCATTGAGTCTGATTTTTGTTGACATTTATCTCTCCCAAGAATGTTCATAATTATTTATTTTCATCTTTTTCAAGAAAAAACTTGATTTCTTTGTTTTTCTAATTTATAATCATTTTGTGAGTTGTTTATTTTTAATTGAGTTGGAGGTTGTTATGAAAAAAGAAAGAAAAGAAAGACTCTGGATAGAGTCGGAATCAGGCATTGAAAAGTGCCTGTCAGAAAAATTTACCGACATAGAGATATTGTCGGTAAAGGTAGAATATGATGACGACGGTCATCATGCGAGAAAGAATTTTTTAGTGTCATTCCTTGCCGATAAAATCGGTGAGAATATTGCGGAAAAATTCCGCCTTCTCTGTGAGTCCCTTAATAATGAGGGGCAAAACATCATGGGCGAGCTCGAGTATGAGTTCGCCTGTGATTTTGACAGGGACGGCCAACCTATCTATACAGATGAGCTCTTTCAGAAAGTATCTGAAGAGCTGAAAAAAAGGAGGTTATTATGACAAAGAAATTCTTTTGTGATTATTGCGGTAAAGAAATTGATACCCGTGTGTTCGCAACACAATCAGAATCGGGGTTTAGCTTTCTCGAAATAGATGAGGAAGCTGATTTCTGCTCAGAAGCATGCAAGCATGCTTTTGCTGAGCAAGACGAAGAAATCTAACCCTCTGAATCTTTCCTCCTGGCAACAGGGGGATTGATTGAGCGGGTTGGCTCGGGTTTTATTTATTTTCATCTTTTTCAAGAAAAAACTTGATTTTTGTATTTTTCTCATTTATAATAGTTTTGTGAGTTGTTTATTTTTAACTGATTTGGAGGTTGTTATGAATTACAAGGAGAAGACCATTGAAGAACTTCAAAACATTATTTTGGAGATTCAAAAAGAAATTGCAAGTAGAACATTCTTTAAAAAAGTGATATATGAGCATCCGTGTAAGGGTTCAGCAAGACACCATCTGAACAAATACAAACATTGGGCAAAGAAACTGACATCACTTGATATGTCAAAGACCAATGGATATGCTTTTGGTGGTGATTTTTTAAAGATTGATTCTCAAAATCTTCTTGAAATCAATTCACTTGTCATTGAGTTTGCTGGTTGTTCTGGTAGTTCATTCAGACTTGAGAAAATAATTAATGATGGTAAGTCAGAAACTCTTGCTACAGGCAACCACTCAAACTTCATAGATTTTTTAAGAGAAGTTGAAAAACATTTCAGAGGATAAAATGAAAGTTATCTGTTGTGTCTGCCAGAAAGAATGGGTGAAGGACACAGGAAATCCAAAAGAGGATGACCTCATTTCTCACTCATATTGTCAAAGTTGTTTTGAGAAAGAAATAGAGAAGTTCAAAAAAGAGAAAGAAGGAGGAAAAGATGATGAAAAAGTATGAGATAACAAAAGAATTCACAGTTACTTGCTTTGACCATAAAACCAAAAAAATATGGATGCAATATTTTAATAAAGGTTTCTATATTTTTCTAAATAACAATCCAAATGATTTGAATAAAATCATTTATGGTGACACTCTCTTCACTGCTCAAAATTTTATGTTTAATATTTTTGAACTCAATGATGGCACATTATTTAAAGAAGTTGAATGTAGTCCAGTGGAAAGATGGAGAGCATATGCTGTTTTAAAAGAACAAGATATTGAAAGAATTGAACAACCTGAAGAAGTTGACGAGACAAAAGAATTATTGAAAAAGATTATTAGCAATCAAAATCAAATGATGAAACTTCTCAGAAGAAGAGGAATCAAAAGAGTCACTCGTTGATGACAATCAAAAATAGCTCTCTGAGTTGCTAAAACCCGTCTAAAAGTGAAAAACTCACAAAACTAATATCAATAGCAAGGGTCAATCTTTTTCACGCTAATTTCGTTGTTTTTTCTTTCTCAGTGAATCTGAGTATCCATCTATGATTGAATTGTTGGTGATAATTGAAGTAGAATTGTCTATTGAATTCTGTCTGATGTCTTTCAATTTCATCTCATATCCTTTTGTTCCACCTTTCTCAAGTTTTGCAATCTCGCCTGAGAACTCTTTCACTCTTGAACCATAACCAGCAAGTGAACCATGTGCTGTCTGATATGACCACATTCTGTCTTCTTGTTGAATGTTGAAAAGTGTGTCGGCAAGATATGATGACGACTTGTCAAAATATGACTCCATCTTCTTGAGAAAATCATTCTTGAAGAAAGTTGTCATGTCCTTCAGAATCTTTGAGATGTCTTTTGTTGTTGAGTTGCCTTTGACAATGTCTTCCTTTGTTGCCTCTGTCACATCTGCAACACTTGAGACAGCATCAGAAGTTTTGATTCCTGAATCAAGAATTGTCTCTGCCCTGTTCTCAACTTTCTTTTCATTTTGTTGTTCTTTCTTGACAACTCTCTTTGTTGGTGTTGCACCAGTTGGAAGAGGGTCACTCTCATCTTCATCAGATGCACCAACCCACTGTTTGATTCTTTTCCAATAGTCACCAATGACAGTCTTGAAAGAATCCCAGAGATTTGTTCCAATGTTTGTTATCCAGTCAATGAGTTGCCCAAATGTGTCTTTGACAGCTGTCCACATCTTTGAAACCTTCGTCTTGAATGCATCTATGTATGGTTTGATTCCAAGTTTTTCTGACAACCACTCAAAACCTTCCCAGAGATATTTGAATGGCAATAAAATCAAAGAACTTGCATAAATCATTTTTTCAACAATTGATGTCCATGTCTCTTTATAAAAATTGAAGACATTTGAGAAAAGTGATGTTGTTCCCTCAGAAAGCCATGTCCATGCATCACCAACCCAACCAATCATTTTTGTGAATATATTTGATATTCCTGCTTTGATTTCTGGGTCAAGAATCTGTGAAACAAAATTGACAATGAAACCAATTGCAAATCCAATTGCTCCACCAACAATCATTCCAATCAATCCAAATGGAATTCCAATGGTTGAACCAATGACTGCATATTTTCCTCCTTGTGCAAGTGATGCTTTCCAACCTCCACCTCCACCAATAAAGAATGAAACAAGTCTGTCAACCAATGAACCATCTGTCTTGTCAAATTCTTGTTTGAGAAAACTCAGCGACATTCCAATTGATGCTCCTATGAATGCACCAACAATTGCTCCAGGAATGCTTCCAAGTGCAAGTCCTATTGTTCCACCGACCAATGCAAATTTTCCACCATTTGCCACTACTGATTTCCAACCCCCACTTCCACCAAAAATGAGGTCACTAACTTTTTGTCCAAGAGTCTTGTCTTCTTGTTCAAACACTTGTGCAAGATAATTCAATGTCAATCCAAGTGATGCTCCTATGATTCCACCTGCTATTGTTCCAACAACTGGAACAAATGAACCAATACCTGCTCCTATGAGTGCCCATTTTCCAGCATTCTTCAATGTGCTCATTATTCCTTGATCAGTCTTTCCAACAAATGCTCTATATAATCCTTCACCAAATCCACCTTTTGCAAATCCATCCATGAAGTCTTGAACAGCCATGTAAACACCACCAATTATCATTCCTATGCCAACTGCCTTCATTAGCAATGCACCAGCTGAACCTGCAAGTGCTTTTATCTTTCCCATTGGAAGTCCAAAAAATCCACCTGCTCCAAAGAGTTTTGACAAATCAAAATCTTTTCCTTTAATCATTCCTTTTTCTTTTCTTGTGTTCTTTGCTATCTCTTCTAAATTTTCATTTATCTTTTCAGAATCTTCTCTGTCTTCTGCTCTTTCTGATTCTTTTTGTTCTGACTCTGACAATCCTCCACCAAGACTAAAAATTCCCATGATTCCACTTCCAATGCCTTTCAATGGTGACAAAAGAAATGTGTCAAAAGCTGAAAATAATCCTGAGAACTCAGACCTAAATGAATCCATGAGGTCTGGAATGAATGTGAAAATTTTGTTGATGCCTGATTCTTTTGAGAGAAACTGAGCAGTTTTTGAAAGATTCTGTGATGCATTCTCAAAGTGGTCAACTCTCTCAGATTCTCTTTTGTCAGTCTTCTGTTTGTTCTTCTTGTCCTTTTTTGCTTTGGTTTCATTTTGCTCAACAATTTCCTCAACAGCATCCTTGACACCATCAAGACCATCCTGCATTGCATTTGCCATCTTCTCAACTTCATCATCTGACAACTCTGACAACTCTTCTTCCTTGTCAAGAATTTTTTGATTGAATTCTTCCTCTGCTTCCTGTGAATCAAAAATTGCATCTGTCACTTCTGCTGTGAAATTTGCAGTTGATGATGCAAGGTCTTTGAGTGCTTTGAGTTGATTTCCTGAGAGAGCAAGCAACGATTGAATGCCTTCTGATGTCTTCTCAGTGTTCTCTGAAAGATGTGTCAGGAGCTTTGTGAATTCAGAAATGATTCTTTTTTCGTCCATGATGTCCTCAAGAAATGTTCAATGTTATTTATTTTGTGAGAAAAGTGAAGGGGAGTGGAGGGTGACACTCCCCATGAGTTGGAATTTAAATATCTATTTCAAAAGATACATCAATTTCTAATCCTGTGGTTTTTATTTTTGGATTTTTTAATCTCATCTCTGTAAGTTTATAAACACCTTTCATAAATTCGTTGACAAGATTTTTTACATCTTTTTCATCTCTGTTTTCTTTTTTCAATGTTATCACTACAAAGAAATCACCATTAGATATACCAATATCTGTTATTTTTCCATCCGTAGAAATCAAAGAATTAAATTTTGACATATAGGAATCTAACCAATCTTTATATGGTATAACTTTACCAGTGAAATTTGCTGTTGTTGGTTTTCCTCTTTTTTGAAATATGACAGTTTTGACAGGAGTTATAGGAATAAGATAAATTGTTCCTATTGCAGATGCAGACCCTTCACTGTCAACCCAAATAGAATTATTGTGAGTCTGAATTAATTCACCAATACTCATAACCATCTCATCAACCTTCACCATCTTACCTTCTTGAATCATGTACTTTGTTTTCATCTCGTTTCTCCTTTTAGTTTATTTATTTTGAAATCATTGCTTTTCTTTTCTTCATTGACTTTGTTCTTTTTCTAACTGCCTTTGCCATTGTTGCTCTTCTCTTTCTTGATGCCTTCCTCTGAGAAATCTTTCTTGTTCTTCTTTCCTTTGAACTCATCCTGACTTCTTTGCCATCTCTTGTCGTATATCCCTGTCTTGATGTTCTTTTGATTTTCTTTTTCTTTCCACCTCTGATGACAAATTTCTTGACAAGTCTTTCCTGAATATTCTCATAAAATTCTTCTTCATCATCTATGTCATCAAAAAGTCCTATTTCATCAAGTTCATCAAAGAGGTCAAACAAATCATCTTCAGAGAGTGCAATGAGTTTTGTTGCAAGGTCATCATTGTCAAAGTCATCTATGTAATCAGCAATGAGTTCATAGATTTCTTCATATTCATCATCATCTGCGTCTTCATCAACTTCTTCCCATGCCTCAATTATGCAATTGATTGCAATGTTTATTTCATCATCATCAGAATATCTATTCTGAACAATCAAGAACTCATCACTAACTTTTTGAAGTATCATTTATTTTCTCCAGTTGTGTCAATATTTTCTCAAGCAAACTTATCATAGTTGTCATCTTCCCTTCGAGTGTCATCCTGAATCTGATTTCTTCAATATCTGACATTGAATGTCACCTCGTTTCTATTGTTATTTATTTTTCTTGTTTTCGTCCTTCTTTCTCTCAATGTAAAAAGCTAATGCACTTTCAAGTTCCCACTTCTTCATTCCCATGACTTCTATCCTGCTCTTACCAAGATAATATTCAACCATGTGAGTCAGTGTCAACCAGTCTTCAATGTCCCCGTGCATTTCGGGGACTACACAAAAAAATCCTGAACTTCCCTCATGATGGAAACATTCTTTGCAGAACAAACTGGACAAACCCACTCTTTCTTCCACTCATACATTGGTTCATTCTTGATGTATTCTGCAATGACTTTCTTGTATTTAGGAATCAACTTTGAAACAAATGCAGTCTTCTCTTCCATGCTCTTGTTCTCATGAATGATTTCTCCAACTTCTATTGAATCAATGAAAGATGCCTGAAATCTATCTATCATCTCAAATGTTGGAATCTTTGCTTCAAACAATTCAGCATTTGCAAGAAGAATGTCAAAGGTGTACGGTTTCATGTTGATTTTGATTTTTGTTCCATTCTGAAACTCTATCTCAACAAAATCTTTTCTCTCTTTGTTTTTCAGTTCTGCTTCTGGCAGATGAAATTCAAATGACTGAATGTATGGTTGCTGAGTCTCTTCATCTTTGCAGTCAGGATTTGAACATCTGTATCTGATGATTGATTGTTCACCGTGTGTGATGTTCTTGAGTTCAACCATCAACTTGACATAGTCTGCTCTGTGAAGTTGTTCTGAGTGAATTGGTTTGACTCCTGTTGCATCAGCAAGGATGCAAGAATCAATGAGATTCTTTTGTGCAAGGAATAGTTTCTTCATTCCACCAGTTTTATTTTTCTTATAGTCATCAATGAGTTCAAGAAATGCTTTGGTCTCTCCGTGATTGTATGGCTTGACCATTATTTCCTTGTTGATGATTTCAAGTGTCACTGGATACTGTTCTGGTTGAAGAATGCTTAAAAGGTCGTTCATTTTACCCTCCAAAGGAATTATTTTATAAAGGTTATTTCCTTATCATCATAATTTATTTTTGCCTTTATCTTGTTGTTATCAAACAACTTGACAAGGTCAGTAAAAAGTTCTTGAATTTGTGAAAAATCAAACTTCACACTCCCATTATCATTCAAGGTGACTTTGATGTTTGGTTTCAACAAAACCATTTCATCTACCTTCACCATCTTGCCTTCTTGAACTACATACTTTGTCATCTTATTCTCCTTCTTTTCTATTGTTATTTATAAACTACTGAAACTCATCTTTGAGAATGACACAGTCATCTGACAACTCTGAAACTCTGATGCATTGAAATTCATTGTCAGTTCTGAGACACCTGAAATAATGCAATCATGAAGATAATATCTTCTGACCTCATTGTTCATTGTGTCATAGATTGTCACTCTAATCCTTTTCCATTTATAGTCATCTTTATATCCATATCTGCCAGTTCTGAAAGACCTCATCTGATTGACAACTTTTTCAATGATTCTTTTGACGAGCAATCTTCTGTCAATCATGAATGTGAAAACACAATTTGTTGGAAGCTGAATGTCAGAAACATCTTCATGTTTCTCAAACACTAAGTCTTGCTTTGCTGTTGTTATTTGCATTCCTTCCATTGAGAACTCAGTGCATGATTCTGAGAGGAATGAATTCTGAAAACTTGAGAGAGTGTTATTGTCAAGGAAGTCAGCTCTCCAACGATTCATGGAGTTGATTCCTCTGCCATTGAAAATGTCTAACTTTGCATCTCTGTGGTTTCCTTGTTGAGCATTCTCTCTTGCATTGAAAATCTCATTTGCTGAATGAGCACTTGCAAGTCTTGTGATTGCAAGTTTGAACTGTTCTGGAAATGTTCTGTTGTTTGCATCGACCAACTCAGAAATCTTTGCTATTCCATACATGGCAAGAATCTGTGTTAAAATCTTTGCTCTTCCAACCCATTCATTTCCACCAGAGTCACTGAGTGATGCTTGAAGCTCTTTCAACTTCTCAATTGAATCTTCTTCAGTCTGCCCACCAGAATCTGTCAACTGTGACTGAAGTCTGATGAGTTCTTCAATAGACTTCTCAATGGTGTCATTGTTCAATGTGTCAAGAATTGATTCCTGAAGTCTTTGAACTTCTATTTTGTCTTTTTCAAATCTCATTCCTGAATCAACCTCTCTACCAAATAGATGAACTCTGCAAGATATTTATTCTTCAAGACAACAATGTTTCTTTTTGCATTATTCTCAGCAACAAAATCATTCCAGTCACCAGCAACCTTCTCACCATCTGCAACAAGGATGTCAAACCACTTCTTGAGTGATTCAAATGTCAGTGGCAAATCATAGAATGCATCATGAATGTCATTGAGTACTGCTACAACCCACCAGAACTGAACATCACCATAGACATCAAATGCAATTGTGTCAAGTGTGTCACCATCCTTCACCTGATAGTTCTCAGTGTGGACATCATGAACAATGTCTTTGATTCTGACACTTCTTGTCAGATTGATGATTTCATTTCCATTGTCATCTATCCTTTTTCCAAGGATGTCTTGAAAGTATTTCATAAAAACACCTTTCCTTTGACATCACAAACTGCTCTGACTTCTTCTTCTGTGAATTTTCTTGGATTGACTCGTATGTAAAAATCTTCTCCAACTTTTTTTGGACAACCTTCGAGAGATGTCAATTTATTATATGAGCACCAAAAACTTCCTTCAATTTCCTCTGGACAACCTTCGAGTGATATTAAATTCATATCACTACAGTCAAAAAAACCAACAACTTTTTCAAACTTGACTGGAAAATTTAATCTTCCATTTTTAATAAAGTCTTTTGTCAACATCAAATCATCATATATAACACCATTCTTCACCAATAAAAAAGAAGGAACTTTAAAACTACCACCAATAGTTGATGTCAACTCACCACATGCTATAAATCTTGTCATCAATCACCTCCACAATCAGTCAAATGACTTACGGAAACCCGTCTAAAAGTGAAAAACTTTCTTTCTGAATACCAAAAGCAAGGGTCACACTTTTTCACGCTAATTTCCTCTTATAAACCACTCTGGATATTTTGAATATTTTCTTGCAGTGAATTCCTTGCCTGTGAAATAACCATTAATAGATGACAATGAACTCTCTGCTTCATGAATCATGTTGTTCATTGCACACTCATAGGCAGTGAAAACATAGCTCTGAAGTGTCTTTGCACATTCTGTATATTTTGAGTTGGTTGTGATTGCTTCTATTGTCTTAATGATATATTCTATGTTGTGTGCATGATAGATGTTAAATTTATCAATTGCATATCTGAGCATGTCCTTTTCTTCTTCTGTATATTCTTCATTGTTGAAGAAAGAAGAATATTTGAGAACACCATCATTGAGGAGTCTTCGATTCTGTTCAACTAAATCAACCATTGGAATCAGACACTTTGAAGATGAACACACTGGATTGCATGTCTTGTCGATTCTCCTTGCAAATGAAAGCAACTCATTTCCCCAGATGTCTATCTGATGAATGAGAATGTCTTTGAAGATGTTTGTCTTGTTTTTGTCATTAAGGTTGAATTTGTAGAGAACAATGTTTCTGTGATGATAAAGTGATTTGAATAATGAATGACCAATGAGTGTTTGTTTAGATGCAAGAGCAGTTTCAAGTTTTTTGACATCTCTTATTTTTTGTGCCAAAACGATAATAGCAGTAAGAAAACCAAGAGCAGTTGTCAACATAACCAGAATCTCATTACTCGGAAGTACCACTTCAATCTCCATTTGAGTTAGGTTACATTTCAATCCTTTCACTATTATTTATTTTATATCAAAAGAAAAGGGAGTCCGAAGACTCCCTACAAATAATTCTATTTCAAATTATCGCTTAGACATTTGGAAGCTGAGTAACATTTATCCTTCTGAAGAAGTCATTTGTTCCCACTGTTGCAGAGAAAGGATGTGATGTAAACCCGTAAAATGATTGGAAAAATTTGACTGGCTGACCGCTTGAATCCTGAATCGTTTTTGTCACATCAAGTGCCAAGTATGGGTGAAAGAAGAGTCCTGCTCTTGTTTCTGCTGATTCTTCACCAGAGAAGTCTTTTGAACCCATAACAATAGTTCTCTGTCTGAGCCATGGATTTACATAAACTCTGAAAGAACCATTAAGAATACCAACGAAAGCATTCTTCATCGGCTGTGCCATTCCACCAGGAAGCATTGTAGTATCAAGATAACCATATGAAACAAAGAATGCATAAATTATTGGGTCAACAACAATGTAGTTTCCAGGAATCATGAAGTTTGCATTAAGAATGTCTGCTGACCTGAAATTGAGAGTTGTCATCAGAGTCTTAATTTTTTCTTCTTCCCATCTACCATCAGTGTCATTAACATAATCCCAACCAGATGTTCCACCAGTTGTACCAAGAGCAAACACTCTGTCAAAAACATCTCTATTCAGTCCCTGTCTGAAAGCAAGTGATGCACAAGAATCTGTGAGAGCATCAGCATCAATACCATAATAGTCTCTGAGTCTGTGTGTGAACTCATTGGTGTATCTCATTCTGATTTTATGTGAATCAGCCTGCACATTCATGAGGTCTATTCCAATCTCAGCTTCTTTGATGGTTGTGGTTGCAATTTCACCAGCATAAATGCTTGCAAACTGTGTGTATCTTCCGAATACATTGTGTGCAATTTCTGAGCTGTAAACTTCAGAACAAGTTGTCTCAGCACCAACATAAGGATTTGCATTGTCGAGGTTGTCACCAACTGCAAATGTTCCAGCTGTTACTTCAACAAACATTGAGTTTGAGTTTATGAATCTTACAACACCAGTTGCTCCACCATCACTTGTGATTGCTCCACCAACTGCAAATGCAGAAGCATCAGCAACAACCATTCCTATACCAAGATTCAAACCAGAAACTCCATCAGATGGAGTTCTTACTGGATTAGCTTGGTCATTGGTGTAGAAGTTTCTCATGTAAGCAATTCTACCTTGGTCTGTTTTAAGTGGCCAAGTACCACAAATTTCCATTGCAGATGCCTGACCGAAACCTCTTGTGATTATCGGAGACATCATCTTTGCAAGAACATTGACATCAGCAGTTGTGTTTCCAGCAGTTTCATCCAATTTCTCAAAATCAACACCGGCAACTTCTGCGTCATTCTCATTCACTGCATACATGTATGCAAGAATCTTTTTCTTTCTGTCGTCCTTGATATCTGTACCTTCAAAGAATCCAGCTTTTTCAAGAACATCAACTTTGTCGAGATTAGCCATCTCTAAAAGATTTTGTTTTCCCATTTTCTTTTTCTCCTTCTGTTGTTATTTTCCAAACCTTTTACTATATTTAGTTATTAATTCCTGTTCTGGGTCTTTGTCATCCTTCTCTTCTTCTGTCAAAACATTAAAGAGTTCAACAAGTTGTTCTCTCAATTCAGCAACATCTTCAAAAACAAGTTCAGAAATTCTTTCATCAAGTGATGCCTGTTCTGCAAGTGTCATTCCTTTCTTCATGTCTTTGATTGCTTCTTCTACATCTTTAGGAAGTTCATTTGCCATCTCTTTTTTCATCTTCTTGATTTTCTCAGAGATTTTAGCTTTCTTATCTTCATCTTCCTCGTCATCCATTTCCTTTTTCAACTTTTTGATTTTCTCTTCATATTTCTTTTTGTCTTCATCTTCTTCATCATCACTTTCATCTGTTTCTTCTTCGTCATCTTCCTCTTCACCATCCATCTCTTTCTTCATCTTCTTGATTTTCTCAGAGATTTTGGCTTTCTTATCTTCATCTTCCTCGTCATCCATTTCCTTTTTCAACTTTTTGATTTTTTCAGCAATTTTCATTTTCTCTTCATCTTCCATGTCATTTTCTTTCTTCACTTCTGACAGAAGAAATTCACATCCATTGCTGTTTGCAAATGCAACAAGTTTTTCCATCAGCTCATCAACTTTAGATGAAGATGATTCATTGACTGATTCAATGATTGTCTCAAATGCTTCTTTTCCTTTTCCTTCAAGAACAAGGTCAACAAAGTCATCAAGTTCAACATCACATTTTTCAGCAAGTTTCTTGAGAGGTTTGATTTTCTTTTCATTCTCTGTGAGACCTTCTGCAAGTCCTTCTTTGAATGCTTCAGCAAGAGCAACATTGTCACTCTCAAATTCTACTGAAGAATTTCCTTTTCTTCCTTCATAAAGACCAGTCTTGTATGCATCAGCAACAGAGACTTTCTTTTCATCTTTCTTTCCAATCAGACTTGAGAGTTCTGACAGGAGTTCTTTTTTGAATGATTCAAGTTTCTTTTCAATCACAACATCGGGAGCTGAACATTCTTTCTTTGCCTTCTCAACACCTTTTCTGTAATCATCAGAAGAAATCATCTCATCAAGATTTACTTTATCTGATTTGAAATCTTCAAAACCCTTCTCAAATAATCTACTTTCGTTTGCCATCTTTTCCTCCATATCTTTTTTTAATTTATCATTTTCTTTCTTCAGCTTCTCAATTTCTTTGTCCTTGTCATCTGGCTCTTCTTCACTTTCTTTCTTGCCACACTTCTCAAGAAGCTCTTCTTTGAGGTCAAGATACTCTGGAAGATTTACAAAGTGGTTGTCAATGAACTCAATGAGTGAAGTTTTGTTGCCTGTATCCTGTGCATTTATGAATGCTGAATAAAAGTCTTGTTGAACTTCTGGTTCAAATTGTTCCATCAATTCTTTGATTGTCATGAATTTTCTCCTTTCTCTTACATTATTTATTTATTAATCTTTTGAACTCGTCTGAAATCTTAGTCTTGAGTTCATATTCATTTATGCTTCTGATTCTCTTTCTTGACTCATCAAGAACTTCTGTTCCCCAGATTGCATCCATTCTCTGGTCATATTCCATTATCATCTCAATGATTGCTTTTGGAACTGCATCTGGTGCACTCTGATTGTAAACAACATCTCCAGGAGACCTCATCTGAAATCCAGAAACGAGATTTCCCTGCTTTCCATCTTTTTTGTATTTTGAAAGACTTCCCATTCCCTTTGATGAAACTCCAAAAGGAATCTTTTCATCTATGAGAACAGCAAGTGTCTGACCATAACCAGTGTCCATGACTCTTGCTCTTCCGACTAAATCATTTCCTTCCATTCTCAAAGCATCTTCAAAAATGTGTGATGCTCTGTGAAGAAGAACTTGAGTCTCAACTGAGTGGTCAAGTTCACCAAGTGCTTTTCTGTTTGGAATGATGTCTTTGTTGAATCTTTCCATTTCCTTTAGAAACTCAGACTTCTGATACCATCTGTTATTTGCGTTCCATCTCTCTGACTGGGCATATATTCCTTCAAGATACTTTCTTGGTTTTCCATTGTAGTCCTCAACAATGACCTCAAATCTATCCCTATAATCAGAGACGGTTTCAATTAAAGGTATGTTCATATTTTTCTCCTTTAGTTTAATTTATCTACTGAAACATTTGACAGACAGAATTCCTTTTTGTCTGTGTCATAACACGCATACGACATAGTGTCCATGTAAGGATGTGTGCTATATTCATCAAGTGGAATATAAAATAACAACTGCCCACTCTTACCAGAACCATTTTTCTCAAGCTTATCTTTAGAAGTATAGCTTTGAACCTTTCTATTGAACCATCCATTCTTTCCTGCATATTCTTTCATTGGAACTTCATATTCATTCTTTGATGTATAAATTCTATCCATGAATGTCACCTTTGAACCATCAAGCAAAATATCTTTCCAAAGAAGTGCTCTTCCAACAATCTTTCCATCTTCATTCAACATGACAACAACTGATATATTTTTATGGTCATCATACATCTTCAAATAAGGTTTGTCATTCATGCATGATTCTTTCAGTGTGCCTGATGAAATGTGATTTGATGATTTGTAGGCATTACTCACTCTTTTCCACTCTTCAAACTTGAAAAGATTCTCTGGTCTGAATTTGTTTTTGAATTTGTCTGTGATTCTAATGACAATTTTGTTGACATCATTTGGTTTGACATCTGGGTCAAGTGAAACAATCTTTGTCATGAGTTTTGAGAATGACATCTCACCAACTTTCTTGGTTTTTGAATCAGTGTAGTAAACCAATTTGTCTGGCATCTTCTCATGAGGTTTGATGTCCTGAAATGGAGCATCTTTTGGAATCTTGATTTTTTCTGACTTCAAGATGTCAAGGATTTCCATTGATGAAGAAATTGATTCCCTGATTGAAAAGTGAAAAACATCTCTCAATGTTTCTGCTAAAACTATTTGGACTGTCTTCATCTCATTTTTTCTCCTTTTAGTTATTCAGCATACACAAAAAATTTAAATCCTCTATAGTAGGAATTGACAACTTTTTCAACTTCTTTAATTGCATCCTTTTCACTTTTTATAGAACCTTCTTTTGAAATTGAGACACTAAATTCAGCCATTGAAGATTCTGTATTTTCACCTTTATAAAATTCCATACCAACAAATTCTGGAATTGATTCTTTTAATTTTTTATATAATGTGTCATAGAGTTTTAATTTTTCACTTTTAATATTTCCTGAAACTTTTGTTCTCATTTGATACAAATCTACAGCAATGGAAAAATTATTAAAAATGTCTTCAATGACCTTCACCATTTTGCCTTCTTGAATCATGTACTTTGTCATTATTTTCTCCTTTTCTATTATTTATTTTTTGACCCAGTCTGGAGTCCATTTGACACCTTGTCCAACTGAATCCTTTCCTTTCTTGATTATAACATAAGGAATTTTTCCTTTGAATGAAATGACACCTTCATATTCAAATCTCTTTCTGAAAACATCTACAACACTTCTAACAACCTTGTCACCACTTCTCAATCCTGACTGAAGAAAGAGGTCATCACCTTTCATGACCATGTCTCTAACTGCCATTGATGCAATGATTGTTCCAAACATTCCCATCAACCCTTCTTCAAGTCTTTGGACTTCTTTTTCGTCAAGAACAACAAAGTTGCCATTGACTTTCACGATGTGGTTCATTAGTATGCCTCACTATCCTTATTCTTATTTTTGAATTCTGCTCTTAGTTTTGTATATTTCTTGACTTCCTCTTCAGTGTCACCAAGAATGTTTTTTCTCACCCATTCTTCACCATACCATTCTTCTGCTATTTCAGCAAAGTCTCTGAGATTCTCAAGTTTCATTTTCACCTTTGCCATTCTCTTTGATTCTTCATAGATTGAATCATTCTCATAGACAAACATGATGTCATCTTTGATTTCATTGAACTCAGCTTCTGTCATGAGTCCTTGCCCAATCAAATCAACTTTCATCAATTTGATAAACAGAACATTGAAGTATCCTCTCAACCATTTGATGAATCTGAACCACTTGTATTCTGCTCTTGAAATCTCATCTGCCTGTCCACCAAACATGAATGTTGAATCTTGTCCTTCTCTCTGAGGAAGATTCAATGACATAGCAACTTCATCTTTGTAATAAAGAACATCTGCTATGTCTCCAAAGGAACTTCCACCACCAATTGTGTCTATCTCATGACCACCATTCTGTGAACCTGTCTTTGGAATGTAAATGTTTTCCTGCATTGCAAGTGTTGTGTTCTCAGCAGAAATCTCTCCTGTTGTTGAATTGATTGAAAATCTTGAACGATATTGATTTCTGAGTTTTTCAATGTATGCCTTTGCTCTCTTTCTATTCATTGATGAAACATCTATTTTGAACACCCATCTTTCAGGTGAACGGACAAATCTGTGAATGACTAATGAGTTCTCAAGCAACTGAAGAAGATTGATTGGTCTGACTGCCTTGTTGAGATATGACAACCAGACACCATTTGAATTTCTCAATCCAGATGGAATGAAAAGAACTTTCTTTGCAGGAATCTCAAGTTTCTCACCATAGACACCCTGATAGATGTTCTTTGATTCTTCATATTCAAAAACATATTCTTTTTCACTTTTTTTGACAAATGTCAGTTTCATTGGGTCAAGAAATCTGACTGCTGTGACACCGCTTGCATTTGTTTCATAGTAAAGATAAAGTCTTCCATCCACATACCAATCTTTGAAAATCTTTGAACCATTTGCTCTGAAATTCATTTTTCTGATGACTCTTGAGAAAGACTTCTCAAGGTGCTCTTTGTAGAGGTTGTCTTTCTTCTCAGAATCTGTTGCAATCTCTGAGAGGTCTATTGACACTGGGTCATTTGAATCAGCAACAACAGCTTCATTCCAAATGTCCATCAATGCATTTTCAACTTTTGGTGTCTGAGCTAAATCTCTCCATGTTGCAATGAGTTTCTTTTCCTCATGTAGTTTTTCCTCATCACTTCCCTTCATGAAAGTGGAAGCATTGAATCCAAATCCACCAGCACCACCAGAACGGTCTATGGAGATATTTTCGGGATTGTCTCTATCAAGAATTTGAAGTATCTTTGATGATTCATGTAACAGCATTTTCATTTCCTCATAAATTTCATAATTATTTATTTCTTTATTAATTCATCAAACTCATCAAGGAGATTCTTGTTGAGTTCTTCAGTGTCAATGTTGTCATTGTCTTTGATGATTTGATTTGATGTGATTGGAAGATTGTCATCAACTACTTCAACACCAGTTGCAATTCTTTCATGTGAATACTGGAATGTCAGTAAGTCAATTTGGAATGCCCCATTCTTACCATTCCAGAAGAAAGGAACTGTGTTGTTTCCTCTGTCATCAGCTGTGAAAGAAACTTGAAACCATCTCTGAAATGTTGGAATGTAAACCAAGTCATCTTCTGAAGGTTGATTTTCACCGACTGTTGTTTTGAATCTTTCCATCTCAACAATCATCTGAACTGTGTCATTGATTTCAAATCCAAAGTTTCCAAGATTGTCACCACTTCCACCATATTGTTCTGGATTCTCTGGAAGAAGATATAATTCAACAGCATGTTCAAATTTGTTCAATGAGTCTTCACCAAATATTCTGTCAAGATTGACAAGTGATTTTTTGAGATAATATGTTGGAACACCATACAGTTGAACAATTTCATCTATCATGAATGATGTCAAATCTGTTGGTCTCGTGTCACCAAAGTTGTTGAAATTTTCTGTCATCATATTCTCCCTTTATACGAACACCTTTCCTTTGACATCACAAACTGCTCTGACTTCTTCTTCTGTGAATTGTTTGGTGTCATTTCTTATATCAAAATCACCACCAACATATTTTGGACAACCTTCAAGTGATGTCAATTGATTGTAAGAACAATCAAATTTACCTCTTATTTTATCTGGGCAACCCTCAAGTGATGTCAGTTTGTTATCAAAACACATGAAATCACCACCAACTTCTTTTGGTGCTCCTTTGAGAGTTGTCAGTTTATTAGCACCACACCAAAAATCACCACCAATTTTTTTAGGAGAACCTTCAAGAGATATAAGTCCTACATCATAACAGTCAAGTGAACCTGTTATTTCTTTAATTTCAACTGGAAAATTAATTTTTCCAAATTCAATAAATTCATTTGTCAATATAAAATTTCCAACATAGACACCACTTTTTATTTTTTCAATTATTAATGGTGGGAAAAATCCTCCACCTTTTGTTGACTCTAACTCACCACATGCTATAAATCTTGCCATCTTATCTCACCTCAATAGGAAGTCCAATGTCTTCCCAGTCCCAAAGTTTCCATTTGCCTTTCTCACCATTTCTTTCTGTCAAAAATATAAACTTCCAATCCTTATTTATACAGAAGTTTATTGCTGACTGCCACTTTGAAAGATTCTTCATGTATGTGAATAATTCTCTTCTATATTTCATTTCTGACTGTCTTCTTGTTGATTTTCTTACTGGCTTCTGTGTCTGAGCATATGGTTTGACCTCAACAAGATACTTCTTTATCTCACCACTTTCTTTTTTCAGCTCAAACCAAAAATCTGGATAATATCTATGCATCTTCTTGTCAACTGAGAAATAATATGGAATGATGACTTCCTCTGATGAAACTTTCAGAACATTTGGATTTCTGATTAGAATCTCAAAGAAGTCTCTCTCCCATGATGAACGAAGAACAATGTTGTTCAAATCACCAACATATTTCTTCTTGTGATTCTCATTGAGAAGTTTGACATAGAATTTTTGTGCCATTGTTAGGAATTGTCTCCTGGAACTCTGAAAACCAAGTGTGTTCCATGCTTCATGTAAATTGGGTCTTCCTTTGTTTCCTTTTTGTAGTTTGAAATTCTTTCTGGAACACATCCTTTTCTTGTGAACTCTCTCAACTCTTTCTTTGAGATTGTGAAACAAGATTTCTCACGATACTTTCCATCTGGCTTCTCTAATTGATGAGGAAGCACATCTACATTTCCTGTCGTGTTCATTTTTATTCTCCTTAGTAAATATCACTTCTGCTATTATTCTTATATCTGTCGTATTGTTCTTTGACATCTTGATAGATGTATGATGCACTCTTCTTTCTGAAGATAGGAAGATAGAGTTCACCAGCTTTTGTCCATTCATCCAATGGAATCTTTTTCATCTTGCCAGTCATCCTATGAAGAAAATATGACCTGTATGCTGACCTCATGAGTTTTCCAGCACTTCCACCACCTGACTGATACACCTTGTTCATATATCTTCCAACAATCTTTGTGATGTTCTGATGAGGATAGTCTTCAAGATTGTTGACATCAAATTTCTGTTGTTCAGCAACTCTTCTGATGAGTGTCTCTAACTCCTTGAGAAACTTGACTCTCATTGCAGGTGGGATGTAGTGGATATTGATGCCATGCAATAATGTACCTTCTGAACCCTTTGTGAATTGAAGTGGGAAAAACAATGGAAATGCATCATAGTATGGAAGGTCATCTTTTGTCTTTGGGTCTTTGTATATTGTGTTGTAGAGATGAAACATTCTTATTTTCTTCAAGTCATCTTTCTTTGCAATGTCACCCTTTTGAACATCTCTTGGGTCTGCACTGCCTTTGATTTTTGAAAGAAACCAAGAAAGTCCCTGTCTGATTTTTCCTTCATGTAAATTTATCATATAGTCTCCATCACAATTCTACTATTATTTATTATCATCAAAACCAATCAAATGACTTACAGAAACCCATCTAAAACAAAGAAACTCAGAAAACTAATATCAATAGAAGGGTCACTCTTTTATCACGCTTAAAATCTGTGTATATTTCAAATTTCTGTCAAAGATGTGTTTGATTGAAAAAACAACATAGACTCCAGAATAATCTGAGAATGTTGTTTCCTGATTGTCAGCAGTCTTCACCTGAATGTTGATTTTCTCAGCAAGTTCAAATCCAGAATCAGGATAAACCATCTCAAGAACAAGAAAGTCAAGAAGATAATAGTCATCAATGTATGAACAAGATGGATTGAGAAGAATTGATTGTTTTCCGCTCTCAACTTTGAACTTCTTTGTTTTGTTCAATGAAACATCTTCTTTCTCAAAATCTTCTTCAAAAGCATCAAAGTCAAACAGTGTGTGACCATTCATTCCATCATCAAACATTTCCTTTCTGTCATAAACATCCATCTTTGTGATGTCTCTCACAGCACTTCTGTCTTTTGCCTCAAGTGAGTTTGTATTGAGGTTCTTGACAAGTGGTTCAAGAAACATTCTGTCGTAGGTGTCAAGAAACATCTTTCCATCCTGTGAATAGAAATGATGAGGTGTTTTTCCTTTCATTAGAACTTCTTCTATGATTTTGATGATGTCATCTGATGTTGTCAGATAATCTATTTTTTCTGTGTCAGTTGATTTTGATTCAAAACTGATTCCATAGTATGATGTGATGTCTTGGAATATTTCTGTCTTTGTCTTTTGATGCCAATGTTTCTGAATTGCATATTTTTTCATCATTGGTTCAAAAAGGACATCTGTGATTTCAAATGCAAACTCTTCAATTTCATTCTCTTTCTTTCTTGAGATTGATCTTAAATTTCTGATGAAGAACTCCTGCTCTCTCATCTTTGCATTGTCATCAGTTTTCCATGAGATTAGAACATGTTCAGTTCCATCCATCTCAAGTGCTTCTTTGAGATTGTTCTGGTCTTCAAGAACAATTCTTCCCTGCATGAAGTGTGTGACAATGTCATCTGTCATCTGAACTTCTCTGATGAGGTTTTTGACATCAACACCTTTTCCATCAGAATCAATGATGAGAATCCTATGAATCTGAAGTGTTCCTTCCTGATTGATTATTGTGCTCATTTTTTGCTGTCATCCGTGTCATATGCAGTTGATAAATCTACTGCCACATCATTTTCAAATTCTGTGTCTATTAAAGTCTTTCCTGAAGGTCTCATCCAGACATCCTTCTGTGTTGGATAGTCGAGTTCAGAGCCTGTAAGAGTTAATGAAACAAAAGGCATACCAGATTGCATTGCATGAAAATCACCTTCACCACCAAATGTTGAATTGACTGTTGTGAATCCAACTCTTTTATATTTGACAAAATTCTTATAATCGGGAAATGAGTTGAAAGAAACTTCCCATGAAATTGGAGGAGTTATGACAGTTGCAGAATAACCACCAAGAGCAGACATTTTAAACATTGAAATAATCTTTGTCAACATTTCTTCCTCTTCTCTACTTTCTGGTTTCATGAATTCCCATGCAATTGTGAAGTTTCTTCTTTCATGCCCAGCAAATGCAAGTCTCTCATGAGGATTGTCAATTCCACCACCAAACTGACCAGTTTTCATTGCATAAACAACTTCAGATGGAAGAACTGCATTTGCAACTCCTGAAAGTGATTTGTAGAGTTTCCACTTCAAGTATGCTGATATATTTCCAAGTGCCATACCTTCTATATTTGACCATTTAGCACTTATCTCATCAGATATAGGTCTGATTGGAAGAAATATAGCATCAACATAAATTTGTTGTTCTTTTATTTCAACTTTTGGTTCTGTTGTCTTCAAATCCTTTTTCTGAACTTCCTTCTTGATGACTGGCATTATTATCTTTGGTGATGATGGAGTGAATTTCACAAATGCAACAGGTTCATTTCCAGACTTTGCATTATTGATTGCATCTTTCAATGCAAAAGGATAACACAATGTCTTTTCTGTGATGTTCAACTCTTTGATTTTTTGATTTTGTTCATTGACTGGCATAAAAGGTTCTCCTGATAAATTTCAATATTATTTATTTTATCAGGAGAATTGGAAAGATTTTATTCCTGTTCTTCGTTCCAGTCTGTGAGAGCATCTGAGAAAGCAAGAATGTTGACTCTTGTCTTGAGTTCATAATCATTTCTTGCTGAATGTCTAATTCTAAAAACCATTTTGTCTTCTGTGTCTTGAAAATCAGAAACATCAAATCCATGTGAGAAGTTGATGTCATCTTTGTTCACTACTGTCAATAGGTTCCATTTCTCAAGAAATTTTGCTGTTTCATTTCTTCTTATGATATCTTCTTCTCTCCAGAAAACTTCTCTCCCCTGAAGAAGATATGTTTCTTTGTAGTGAATCAAATACCATTGTCCTTTGATTTGAACTAAGTGACAAATCTGAAAGACTGTCTTTGTCTTTGAATTTCCTGTTCCCATTCGTGAAAGAGTTTCTTTGATAACTCTTGGTTTCTCAATTAAATCAACTTTGACAAGATTGAGAAGGTCTGTTTCTTTGATTGCCAGTTTCATTTTCTACTCCAATTTCTTTTTAAAAAATAACAAAATTATTTATTTTTCAGCCTTCTTCCAATAAAACTCAAACTTCTCTTGAAAATCATTCTTTGTCTTTTCATTTGGATATGTCATTTGATTGAGAAACATTTCATTGAGTTCATCTTCAGTTGAATTGTCTATCTCAACATCTGCTGTGTCCTCAATGATGTTCTTTGTTTTCAATGTCATTTCATATGGTCTATATTTTTCAATCATCATCTCAACTTTTGAGATGTAGTCAAAATCAGATGAAGGAATGTAGAGTTGAACAATTTTGTCTTTGAAATCTTTGACATTGTTTTCTATCTCTTCAGTTGTCAATCCCTCAGGAATGTTTCTTCTGAGAAAGATGTCATTTTCATTGATAATAGGAATCAACTCATCCTCTATCAGAACATGAAGAAATTTGTGCTCAAGTTCACCAAATGTTTTCTGAAAACAGTTGCCAAGGAATGTCAAGTTTCCTTTCTTCTGCTTTGCATGATAATGTCCAGAATAGACTGCCTTGTATTTGTCCATCTCAGAGATGTAGAGTTGGTCGTGTTTTGTTGTGATTGCTCCATTTCTGAATCCTGATGCTTCAATGTGACAGAACAAAGTGTTTTCTGGTCTGTTGTTTTCATTGACAAACTTTTTGATTTCTTCAATGTTGTCAGGAGAAATCCAAGGAATGAAACACATTGTTCCAACCTTCAGTGGTTTTGTCTCTATCAAAATTTGATTTGCTTCTTTGAAGAACAAAGGAAGAGTTGTGATGGTGTTGCTTGTCTTGTAGTAACAATCATGATTACCAGCTAAGACATAATAATTATCAATTCCGACAGAAAGTTGTTTGTGCTTTTCTCTGAAGAGATTTGCAACCTTTGGATTCACTGACATCTGTTTGTCATGTGTGTCACCAAGATTGATTATTGTGTCAATTCTGTATTCCTTCTTGACTGATTCAAACCAGTCAAACAGTTTGAGTTCATAGCTGAGGAAATATTCAGAAATTGAATGACCATGATGAAGGTCTGTTAGAATTAATGCTCTCATCTTCCCTTCCTCTCTCTTGATAAATTTTTCCATGTCTGTGGTTCTCTTGTTGGCCACCAGTCAGATACTGCAACATATCCCTCAGTGATAGTTTCTATTTCTTTCTTCATCTCATCATTAATCAAATCAAAGTTTCTCTGTCGCATATACATCCATCTATCTATTGTCACAGACTTGATATGTTTTCTTGCAAATGATTTCCAATCAAGGTCATTAGCATAAATCCACCATGCAAGTTTCTCAATGACATTTTCTGGTTCTGGAACAATGTCACAAAATCTCTTCATTGCCTTCTCTGTCAGGATGTCATTTTCTTTTTTTCTTGTGTTTCTGACATGATAGTCAGATGATTGCAGAGCTTTGATTATGTATTTTCTTGGAGTTCCAGTGTTCCAACAATGATAATCAACCCATGCATCAAGTGTCCAATTTGGAATCATAGTTTCACCTCATTTAAATCAAACCGTTCTGCAAGCCAGAGAATGGCTTTGTAATTGTTTATAATATTTCTTTCAGCATTGCTCAAAATAAAACATCCACTTGCTGATATTTTTAGAGTTTTAGTGTTCGGGTAAAATAGGTAGATAAATTCAGATAGTTCTTCGTCCGTCAACGGCAAAGTCCCATCACTCAGGGGTTTGCGTTTGGGTTTGTTTGGCTTGACAATCCTAAAATTTTCTAAGTTTATAATGTCCTTCCTGTTAATAAATTTTTTCCCCAGTTTCAATATATCTTCTTTTCTGTATGCATAATCAAAAACAAAATCATCAATATTTTCGCGTTGCATTTCTTCGATCTGCTCAAGGGAGAACTCATCCGCACCATCTATGTTGCATTTATAAATATAATCCCCCCAGTTTTCATCATACGCCTTCCATGTAATGTTTTCCTGCTTATCAATATTCCTTCTGGTAAGATAATATTTTTCACTCATAATCTCAATCCTCCTTAATAAGTTCAAATCGTTCAAGCAGGTAGGCAATGGCTTTGACATCTGTAATTATTCCCCACCCCTTATCAAAACATTTAAAATGCAATTTGTTATCATAAAATATTTTGCAAATATTCTGATAACCCATTATTTCACATAACTCCGACATCTCTCCATTCGTCAACGGCAAAGTCCCATCACTCATCAAGGGTTTTCGCTTTTCTGGTGCAATGCCACAAATTATAAAACCTTTTCCGTGCTTACACACCTTGCTTTCTCCAAAAAATACATAGTCTGCCTTTTCACAATCTTTCTGACAATCAACACATTTTGGAACTGTCACATATTTAACATTCATGACTCAATCCTCCTATACTTTTTTAGTCCATAAATATTCTAAAATCACATTTTCATCCCTCAGTCTTATTATCCACCTTTTTGACTTTGAACAATATTCTGGTAGGTAAGTCCATACAGCAGAAAGGTCACTCATAGCAAGACACATAAAATTTTTAGTTTTAATCATATTTTGAGAATCACAATATTCAGATATTTCACTTGTCACACTTTTTTCATGTAAAATGTCAGGATTGAGTAATTCTACCACTGTTGAAAATGGATATTTTTTACTCCAATCTGTCACAGCTATATAAATTGACATAAATTGCATCTCCTTCATTATATCAAATTGTTTCCTGATTGTCAGTATTATCTAACATCTTCAAAATCTCATTCATGTACTCAATCTTTCCATCAACAACTGAAACTTCATATTCAGCCCAAATCCGAACAGGAATGAACGATGGTGAAGCAATTGCAATGCCACCTGTAAATGGGTCTCTACAGAATGCATTGAATTTGATTTCCGGAATCTCTTTGAAGATTTGAGGAACAAAAGCAAGGGTCTGTCTTTTCACCATTCCACTAAGTCCAAGATAAGTGTTATCACCAAAGAAAACGACAACACCTTCTTCATCCATCATTTCAAGAAATAGCTTTTTGGTTCTTTGTAATTGAGTTAGTTCATTTTGTACGAACTCTTTTTGATTGATTTGCATGTAAACTCCATAAAATAAACAAATTCACAAAATCTATAATACTTATTTTTTCAAAAAAATCAAGTTTTTACCAAGTCAAGTGTTTCGAGTGTCTCAAGATTGAGTTTTCTCCAACCATTTGCCTCAAGGTCAAAGACATTGACATATGGTGATGTCTCTTGTAATTCCTTTCTGATTTTGATTTCATCTTCTGTCATTTCTTTTTCTTTTGGTCGAAACTCTTCTGGAATGAAGTCAAATGATGTTGTTGCTAACATCTTTCTCTCACTTCCATCCTTCTTGGTGAAGACTGCAACAAATTTCTTTCCACTTGTCTGCTCATTGAATTCTTTTCTATTCATAATGATTCTCCTGACACTCTCTGTCAATAAATGAATGATATTTCATACAAACTCTTTCTGAATATTTTTCATTGTTCTGATAGAACAGAAAGAAGCACTTTCTGCATCCTGTGCAATGTTTGAATATTTGACATTTTTCACCCTGAGGATTTCCTTCTTTGTCAAGACCATCTTCACAAATCAAATCATCTTTATAAAGTGCTACTTCAGTTATGACTCTCTCATGAATTAATTTCATCATTGTCTCAAATGCAAAATGATATGGTTCGTACTTTTCATATTTGTTGAAAAGGTGAAGACCATAAATCACAAATGATTCTTTGAAATACAACTCTGGAAGTTGTCTGTTGTCATACATCTCTCTTGTTATCATCTCAGTCCTCTACCTCATATTCTTTTATTCTTGTTCTTTCATTTTTCATAAATTCACATTTTCCATCCCACTGATGATTATTCATGATTCCTCTATTAATCCAATCTCTTCTTTCTTGTTTGCCATGAACTTCAAATATATCAAAATCATCTGCCCACTTTTTAAGTATAAATGTTCTCATTGCTTTGTATGCACCTCTTTTAGTCATATGAAGAGATTGTATTCCAAATGTTGACTCATATATGCATGAACAATATTCAAAAGCATATATCTTCATCTCAGTCCCTCAAACTTCTTTTGCTTGGTGCATTTCTCACAACCTTCATCACCCTCACAATCACAATTTTCCCAAAGTTCTTTTCTCTCTTTCATGAGTGCTTCTCTTTCACTTCTTTTCTCATCATCATCCCACGACATGTCAAGTGAAAAGACTTCTGATGAAAAAGTCCAACAATCAGGATTTGAAATGACACCAGTGATGTAGTTCAAATCTCTGTCTCTTGCCTCTTCACTCTCAAATGTAAAAATGATTGGAAGTGTTTCAATTTTCAATTCTCTTATCTGAATTGCAAATTTGTCCTTTGCTTCTATCAAAAATGGAGGTTTGAGGATTGCTGTCTTCAGAACAACTCCATCACCAAACCAAGAATCGTCTTTTCTCAGTGTCAACTGAAAAAACTTCCCTTTCTCAACTTCAATCTTCTTTTCCTTCATAAATGACCTCTCTGAGTTGCTAAAACCCGTCTAAAAGTGAAAAACTTTGAAAATGAATATAAGTTATAAGGTAAACTCATTTTCACCCTCAAATCAATGTTTTTAAGTTCAACAGCCATGAGATTGTGTAAATCTCTTCAACACCTTTCTGCATTGACTGAAACTGTGATGTCAATGTCAATGCTTTTGTGTAGTTCTCTGGGTTGAGAACTATCTCCGTCAAATGTTCCTGAAAGAACTCCATTATGACTTCCTGTGGAGTTGCATAAACAAACTTGACAAGATTCTCATAGTTACCTTTGACAATAGTCTTGAAACCTTCAACAGTGATGTCATGACTCTCAAGTGAAATTGAAGCAGGAATCACTCTACTATTCTGAGCACCCATGATTTGAATTGATTTCAGAATGTATCTGATGTTTGGAAGATTTGCAACCATCCACTTCTGAAGTGATTTGTAATCTTCAACACCAATCTTCTCTGACTTCAAAATCTCATTCATTCTCTTCCACATGTGAGGAGCAACTTCTTTTAGAATCTCATCTCTTGTAGGTGCAAAAGGAATTTCAACAAGTCTTGATGACCTGATTGCAGGAATTATCTTCTGAGGATAATTTGCAGTGAGAATCCAACGACAATAACCCTGAGTTAAATTAATTATATTTCTGAGTGCAGATTGGCTATTTTTTGTTAAATAATCCGCCTCATCAATAATGATTACTGAATATTTCCCATTGCTTGAAGATGATTGTGCAAGTTCAAACAATGCTCCTCTGACAAAGTCAATTCCATTGTTGACACTTCCTTCAATGACATGATAATCAACTCCAATCTCCTCACAGATGATTTTAGCACATGTTGTCTTTCCAGTTCCAGGAGAACCAGAGAAAAGAAATCCAGGAATATTTCCACTATCAATTATTCCCTTCAGCATGCTTCTTATTCTATTTGGAAGAATCACCTCATCAAGTTTTGATGGATGATATTTTTCTTCATACAAATAATCTTTTAAGTGTTCACTCATTTTCCCTCTACAAGTTTATTAAGATATTCAGCAACACTAACCAATGCCCAGTACATCTTGAACATGTTATGACCTGAATCAAGACTGATTTCAATTCTATCTTTGTTCAGGTGACCCAAATCCAAAATCTTTGAATGAATGAAAATATTGTTCTCTTGATATGGGCAGAAGTTACATTGCCAGACTTCACCCCATTTGTCAGTGACATCAATTGTGCTGGGGAGAGTGTTTCTCCCCAGCTTTGCTATGTCTATCTCTGCCAAGATATGTAAATATGTTTCACCATCAGTTTTATATGATAGTTTTATCATTTATCCCTCATTTCTATAAACGATTATCAGTGACAATCTACTTTCCTTATCAACCATATGACACCAGACGGTAGGAACTTCTCTTCCACCAATGTTCATAACTTCGTCAAAGACATTCACTTTCCAGTTTCCAGGAAGAATGAAGTCAGAATTGAAAGAATGTGAAAACTTTCCAATCTTTCCTATGTTGCTTGATTTCACTGTCTGAGTGAAAACATTTTCTGTTGCTTCATTTGTCACAATGATTTTGATGTCATCACAATCTGCATCTTTCTCAATCCTGAAAATTGATTTGACAGCTGAACCAGATGAGAGAATTGAAGATGCTTTTCCAATCTTTGAAACTATCTCATGATTGAGTTCAAACTCAAGATGTTTTCCTTCCTCTTCAAGTTTGTATGAGATGTCATGAATTCTTTTTGCTTTTGTGTTGCTCTCTATGATTGGTTCAAACGCTGGCTTTGTTGATGTTCTGAAAACCATCATCTGAGAGTTGCTTGAATTTCTCATCACAATGTTTGGAATGTCAATCTCAATTTCAAGGTCATCAAAGAGAGAAATCATTGATGAGAACTTCACCAAGTCAGAAATACCAAAATCGGAATTGAAGATTGGAGCTTCTGGTGTGTACATGAGAGAACGAATTTTTGGGTCATTAAGAATTATCTTATCTTTTTCAATCCACACCTTGTGAAGTCTTTTGTCTGCTCCTGCAAACATTTTCAGTGTGTCAAAGATGCTCAAATCAAGTTTTTTCTTTTCTGATGTCATTTCTTTTCTCCCTCATAAATAATCCAATCATTTGCCAACAGTGATGAAGAATTTGGTTGCCAAGGAACCAGAACTCCATCATGTGTCTTTATTGTAATATACCAACTGTTCTCACACTCAGAATTGAGTCTATCAACAAACTCCTTTGTGTAGGCAACATCATCAGCAAACACTATCATAAGAAAAGTATTGTTCCATCCTTTCCTCTGAACTTTCTTTCCATCTTTCAAGAATCTCAGTGCTCTTGAAAATGAATATGATTCACTCTCTTTCTTCTCAACATATTTCTTCAATGTTGACTCTTCAAAGCCACCACCTGATGTGATATATTTGATAACAGTCTTTCCATTGAAAGAATGAATATTAAATCCCTGAATAACAACAACATTTCCTTTTTCTGTGACAACTTTGTCACCAAGATTAAATTTCATCACACCCTCCTAACAATAAATTTTTAACGTACCACATTTTCCTTCAGCTCTTCTTTTCAATCTTCTCTTCATCTTTGAACCAGCAGGATTGATTTTTGACATGACACCTTGCAATTGTTTTGAATTCATCTTCTTTGCAATCCTCTTGACAGTGTTTGCCACATCCTTCATCTTTCTCTCTGATTTCTTTCTCTTCATAGAATCAATCAAATTCTTTGCAATCTTTAAAAAATCCCTCATTGTTCTCTCCTAATTGTTATATGCATCTGGGTCAAAATTGAACTCAGGAATGTCATCAATGACAGCTTCTGTTTCCTCATCATCTTTGACTTCAACTTTCTTTGTCTCAACTTTCACTTCTTCTTTCTTTGTCTCAACTGTTTCAGTTTTCATCTGAGGGGTGTCATCAACAACTTCATCATCTTCTTTAGTTGAAGAATAGTCTTCACCATAGATTGACTGAAGAAGTGCTTTGATTGCTTCTGTTGATGGAATTTCCTCAACAAATGGTTTCACTATGTCATTATAGAGGTCAAAACATTTTGCAAGAATGGCTTTGATTTTGTCGGTGTCACCATCCATGAAAAGAACTTTGTCACCAAAATTTGATTTCTCAAAGTTTCTCCAAGTTGAATTCTGTTTGCTCTGTTCAACTATGATGTTATATCTTCTGACATTTGGAAATGCAAAAACATTTTCTGGTTGAATCAAATACTTCCCAGATGTAGCATCTTTCTGACCATCAAGTTTTCCTCTGAGCTGTGTCAGAACATCACTTGCAAGAACAAGTTTGACAACCGTTCCATTCTTCTCAGGAAATAATGCATCATTCTCAATATAGAAATTGATGATGTGTTCACCTTTTGCTTTTCTCATATTGAAGTTGTCATTGACACCAGTTTCTTTTGTTCTTACATATGGCCATTTGTCATTGACAAAATCACAAAGAGGACATTTGCCCCACTGACCATAAACTTCCTGTTCCATTCTTGATGGACAGTTGACCATGATGTTCTCAGTTCCTTCTTTATACCAATGTTTCCAAGTGGAAGCAATATGCATATATCTCTTCACACCAAATTTGTCTGTGAAAGAATGAGGATTAGGAAGAAAAAATCCTGTAATAACATTTGGTCTTCCATCCTTGAATGTTGGTTTGTAAATTGTTGGGTCTGCATCATAACCCTTTTTCTCCTTGCTCTGAACTGACTTCAGAACTTCTGCTTGTTTCTCTGGGTTCAAAAAAAGGTCTAAATCCATGTTGTTACTCATCTCTTCCCTCCTGTTCAAAAATTTTAGACACATCTATCTTTTTGAAAACATTCTTCTTTTCAAGTTCTTTGTAGAGTGTGTCAGAAAATAAAGTATCCTTCAACTTGTATAATCTCTCTTCTGTGAGATATCCTTTTTCATCAAATTCATGAAGTGCCTGATAATATCCAACTTCATTTCCTCTCATGCATAACAAATCATGAAAAGTAACAAAATCAAGTTCATCAAGGTCTTCGTCATCATCTTCAATAAGTGAGCCAGTTTCATAATCAATCATCACTTCCTCCTATCAACAAATTCAATATTATCTATTTTATTTTAAAAATCAAAGTCAAACTCATGAATTTTAAAAAAATGTTGTTCATTCTCATAATGAACCACTCTTCTGTCAGCATGGTCTATTAGTGTTCCCTTGCGACTTCCCTTTGCCATGTCAATTCTAAGACATGGAACAAAATCAAAAAGCACTGCCTTGCTCTTGCTTGCAAACTTTCTCAACATCCTTCCAATTGCCTGAATGACTCTGATGTTTGATTTCATGCCTTCAACAAAAACACCAAAATGAAGATTGTTGATTGAAACACCTGTCCCAACTGTGTAGAATGTTGCAACAACTATGACACCACTTTCATTATTCAACTTCTTTCTTATCTTTTCTCTTTCAATTGCAGGAACACTTCCATTGATGACATAGACAACTTTCTTTGGATAAAGTCTTTTGATTGTATTAACAATGTCTTTTCCAAACTGAATACTTCTATGAAGAATCAATGTGTTTCCACCTGAACAATTCTTTCCAACAAAATTGACAACATAATCAAGATACTTCTGACTTCCTCTGACATATTCAAGTTCGTCATTATATCCCGAACCTTCTGGCAGTGTGTAGTTGTGTTTCAATCTGATTTGATGAATGTCAATGTCAGATGCTATTCCCATGTCAATCATTTCTCTTGTCGTGATGAATGAGACAATCTCACCAAACATTCCTTGAATCACTGTGTTCTTGTACTCATTATCATCATAAAGAGTTCCAGTCAATCCAACTTTATATTTTGCATTGATTGCTGATTCAATGACTTGTTTTGATTCTGTTGCTGTTGAGAAGTGAACTTCATCATAAACAATCATCTCAACATTTTCCATGAAGCTCTCATTGAAACAATCAGTGAACTTGAAATTTGTTCCTTTCTGTGATTGCCATGTTGTGATGATGATTGGTTTTGTCATGTCTCTGTTTTTGATTTCAGAGTGAATTGGCTGAATGAAGTTTTTGATGTCAAAGGGTGATTTCTGAAAGTAGAGCATCATATCAGAATACATCTGATTGACAAGCAGTTTGTTTGGAACAACAAGAAGCAGTTTCTTCTTTGGGTCTTTTCTCATTGCAAGGAAAAATCCAAAAAGAATTGCAATGATGAGCGACTTTCCTGAAGAAGTTGGTGAGAGAACTGTTCTTCTTTTGTTTTCTATGACAGATTTGACTGCTTGAAACTGATGTGGGTAGAGTTCAAGGAAAAGATTCAGTTTGGTTATGAATCTTTGTAGTGTTTCATCCTCTATTCTTTCCTTCTCAATGATTTTTCCTTCCAACCTATATTCTATCTCATTCTGTTCAAGAAACTCAATGAAATCATTTATCAGACCAACATAGAGCAGACAGTTTGCTTTGATGATTGTCAACTTCTTTGTGGAATATTTTGTCTGTAGAAATACAGGTAGTTCGTATGAAAATCTATCAACAATTTTATTATAGATTTCTGAATCAGTTATTTGAAATCTAAAGAATGTTGAGTTAGCTGGAAAAATCTTTACAATCTTATTCAAAAATCACCCTCTGAATAATTTTATTTCACTGGTTTGAACCATTGTGGAAAACATGAATATTCATCATCAGTCAACCACAACAATTTTCCATATCTAACAAGTTCTCTCTTTCCTTTTCTGAAATGAAGAGCCATCAACTCACCATTTGGTGTGTGATAAACAAATTTATATTTTTTCTTTCCAGCTGGTGCAACTTCTACATCAGGAAGTTCTTCAACTTTCTTTGGCTCAACTTTCACAACTTTCTTTGGTTCTTGTTTCACTTCAACAGTTTCATTTTTAAATTCTTCAATTTTGTTTTTGAATCCTTCAAGAATGTCCTCTGTTCTTTCTTTTTTAACTTCTTTGATTTCTGAAGATTTTTCTTCAACAATGACTTCCTCTGGTTCGACAACCACATCATCTTTGTCATGGTCAGAAAGACCAACATATGGTTCATCACTTTCTTCAGGAACATCACCACCTGCATATTCACCATCATCAGCAACTTCTGCTTCTTCAAGTTCTGAAAGTTCAATCTCAAGATTTTCAATTTCATCTTTTGCTTTTTTCACTGCAAATCCTTTGAGTTCCTTTTTCTCAATTTTTTCTGACAACTCATCAATACGACTTTTAATTTCTTCTCTTTTCATCTTTATCTCCTATTATTTTGGAAAAATTATTGAAAATTCAATTGAATAATTTATTGTTCTTGTTATTATTCCTTCTTCAAATCTTTTTGAACCATAGAAAGATGCACATCTAACTGGAAGTTTTGATTCTGAAAGACCTATCACATTTCCAATATGAACATTAAAATTGTCAAGGTCATTTAAATTTATTTGAAATTGTTTTCCATCACCAGAAAGATAAATTGATTTTTCATCAACTGTCAGACTTGGATTTTTAATATAACTTGATGATTCTGTATATTTACTATTACCATCTTTCTGTTTCTCAGAAACCCATTCATTTGTTCCAAAAGAAAGACAATATCTAATATTTTTTAAAACATTCATAACATCCAAAACATGAAGTTGATTTGTTTGTTCCTCATGAAGAAGTTGTGTTTCTCTTGCCATCAATTTTTTTGATAATGTTTCATCAATAACTTTTTCTTCTGAAAGATTGATTATCTTTCCATTTACTACTTTAAATTTAAGACTCATGATATTCTCCTTTAGTTTAATATTACTATCTATATTATTTATTTATGAACATTTTGACCATGCACACTGTGAACATTGAACACATCCTTCCTTATAAATTAATGAATTTTGACCACATTCTGGACAAACTCCTTTCTCAGCTTTTGTGCCATCTGGAATATATTGTTTCAGCACTCTTGCAAGAACCTTTGAGAAACATGTCATAGATGAATCCTCTGAAGTCTGCAACAACTGTTCAACAACATGAGGAATCTTTGAACCATATCTCAGTGAAAGTGAAATCATTCTTCCAAGTGAACTGTTGTCTGGATTGTTGAATGTTGTCACAATGTCTTTGACAAGTCCATCATCAATTGACAAATCATATTCATTTGGTCTTGTCTTATATTCCCGTTTGATTATTTTTCCCCTCTCATATTTTCTTGGAATCTGAATCTTCTCTTCTTTGCCTGCAAACACCTCATATGGTCTTCCATCAAGAAGTCCTATCATGACAATATATCTCTCACCATCAACAATCTTGTGATGAATGTCACAGTCAAGAACATCGGGTCTTTTTGTGTATTCTCTCTCAAGAAATTTGTCTTTCTTTTCAGTGATGAGAACTCCGTCTCTTGAACCATCTACATAGACAGTGATTCCTTTTAATCCTTCTTCCCAGCCAGTCATGTAGATTTGTTCTACTGTGTCAGATGTTGTTCCTTTTGGAAGATTGATTGTTGATGAGATTGAATGGTCAATGTGTTTCTGAATGATTGATTGAACTGCAACTCTTTTCTTCCAATCTAAATCCTGTGATTCAACAAAATAGCTTGGAAGTGTTTCACCATATTTCTCAATGAATCTTTTGACATTATGATGATAGACTTTGTATTGCTGAAATTTGTCACCATTTGCATCAGTGAAATCAGCTTCCACTTTGTCATCAGTTGTCAATTTTCTTCTTCTCTCATAGAAGTTTCTGAACACTGGTTCAATTCCTGATGATGTTTGTGAAAGAATAGAAACAGAGCCAGTTGGAGCATTTGTCAAAATTGAGATATTTCTTCTTCCATATTTCTTCATTCTTTCTATGACATCACTTTCAAGGTCATCAAAGAATTCACAATAGTCTATCTTTTTGTCATATGCTGGGAAACTTCCTCTTTCATTTGACAGTTCAACTGATGTGTCATATGCTGTGTTTTTGAATGTTGAATAGAGCTTGTCAATGAAAATCAGGGAATCAGGTGAACCATAGGAGAGCTGAAGTTTTGTCAGTGCATCTGCAAGTCCATGAGTTCCAAGACCTGTTCTTCTTCCGTTTGTTGCTGAATCAATCATCCTCTTCCAAATTATTTTCTCAGACTCATCATCAACTGTGTTGTATATCTTATCAAGTTTCTCAAGTTCAAGGTCAATCAAATCATCACTCAATCTCATTGCAACTGAAACAACTGATTTGAATTTCTCAAAATCAAAATATGATTTGTCAGTGAACTCATTTTCTATGAAGTTTGAGAGATTGACTGAAATCAATCTACAGGAATCATTGGCAGATAAGGGTATTTCTCCACAATTCTTAACACATATTCCTGATGAAACAATTCCTTTATCATCTTCAACTTTTGTCAAAACATGATAATTATGATTGTCATCTACAGTTATATTATAGACATCTTCAAAACCAAAAAATTCAACAGAAATGGTTGTTTTGTTTCCAGAAAAAGATATCTGTCTGTATCTATTTGATTCAAAACTATAAAAAGGAAATATTGAATCACCTTCTTTCAAATCTTTCAGTTCTTTGTATTTAAGACTCTTCAAAAGAATTTTATGATTTGGTGTTGCAATGAGTTCAGAATCATCATCTAATTTTAATTTCCAAACTTCAACTTTTTCACCAGTCTTTCTTGGGTTTCTTCCCATCTTTATTTCAACTTTTCCAGTTTCTATATTTGTTGAATAAACTGGAACATCTTTTCCTTCATCAACCAACTCTTTTATAGTCACAACATTTCTTCCATCAGCAACTGCAATATTTGTTTCTCCTATTATGCAAGGATTGGTACATATGGTCTTGAAATCATTATAAGATTCAGCTGGAAGTCTTCTCAAAATATTATCCCACATGAGAATTCCTGGCTCCGCTGTCTGTGTTGCTGATTCGGTGATGACTTTCCAAAGTTCTTTTGCTTTGATTTTAATTCTCATTCCATCATCAAAATTATATCTGACATTGTATTCCATATCCATTTTTTCATTTGATGGGATTGTCACAGGAAATCTCAGGATGAAGTTTTTGTCCTCTTTGACAGCATTCATGAACTCATCAGAAATCTTGACAGAGATGTTTGCACCTGTCACTTTTGTCAAATCATGTTTCATTGTCACAAACTTGAAGATATCAGGATGTCTGATGTCCATAGTCAACATCAATGCACCTCTTCTATTATTCTGACCAATCATTCTTGTGATATTTGAATAGAGGTCACAGAAACTCCAAGCACCAGTTGATTTTTTTGCTGAGTTGTTGACAGGTGTTCCTTCTGGTCTGAGTTTTGACATGTCCATCCCGACACCACACCTATTCTTGAAGAGATTAGCAAGTTCCTTTCCTTTGTCAAAAATAGATGACATATTGTCCTCTGGTGAAGCAACAACAACACAATTTGACAGACTTTGTTTTGAATAGATGTTTCCAATTCCTGACATTGGTGAACCTTGTGGCACAATATATTTGAAATCTTTCAATGCCAGGAATATTTCTTCCTCAGTCAGTGGAAAAGGATATTTTGATTCAATTCTATGAAACTCTGATGCAAGTCTTCTATGCATGTCATCAGGAGTCTTCTCAAGATATTCATCATTCTTATTCTTCAGAGCATACTTCTTCATCCAGACATCAGTTGCAAGTGTGTCACCATTGAAATACTCAAGTGTTGCTGATTTCACTTCATTTTCAGAATACATACATTTCTCCTCTTCAAACTATATTCATTTATTATGTTATCTATTTTATTTCAAAACAAAAGACTTTCCCTCAAATTCCATGACTAAATTATTTATTTTAAGAAAAAACTTGATTTTTGTTCAAAAATAAATATTATAGTGAATGTGATCATTGAAATTTGATAATAGATTTGCCAGCATAGCTCAATGGTAGAGCATCTGATTTGTAATCAGGTGGTTGGGGGTTCAAGTCCTCTTGCTGGCTCCATGTGGGAGGTTATTCTGTAAGTAGTAGCAGAACTGGCTGTAAACCAGTCGGGAAACCTCGGGTGGTGCAACTCCATCACCTCCCACCATTTGAAACTCATTCGGCGTGGCATTAGTTCAACGGTAGAACATCTGATTGTGGTTCAGAGAGTTGTCGGTTCAAATCCGACATGTCACCCCTAATGAGTTTTGATTTTCGGAATGTAGCTCAGTTTGGTAGAGCTCCTGTCTTGGGCACAGGAGGTCACAGGTTCGAGTCCTGTCATTCCGACCATGTAGCGAGATAGTGTACAGGTAACACACTTGGTTCATATCTAAGCATATGTCGGTTCAAATCCGACTCTCGCTACCATTTACTGGTATGGTGTAGTGGTTAGCACGCAAGATTGTCAATCTTGAGGCGGGAGTTCAATTCTCCCTACTGGTGCCATTTTGTTCTTTTAAAATTGAAAGATTATATTGGAGGAATAAGTCCATAACTGGTATTGGCACGGTCTTGAAAATCGTTCAGCTCTTGACAGGGCTGTGTGGGTTCAAATCCTACTTCCTCCGCCATTGCCTCATAGCTCAGTTGGTAGAGCATTCGACCGATAATCGAATGGTCAGTGGTTCAACTCCACTTGAGGCAACCATGGTTCCTTCGTCTAATGGTTAGGACATCAGATTTTCAATCTGGGAATACGAGTTCAATTCTCGTAGGAACCTCCAATGTTTTGAGGGGTAATTCAATGGTAGAATATCAGATTTTGAATCTGAGAGTTGGAGGTTCAAATCCTCTCCCCTCATCCAAAAATGTTCATAAATAAATAATAAAGATGAAAATAATCAAAGTGACTAAAGAGTATTTCCAAACAGAGGATGAGAAAGTTTACTTCTTTGAGCATTTGAAAAATGAAATATCCGTTGAGGATATGCAGAAAATCGTGGATGCAAACGAGAAGTTAGTTAAGGAGTTGAAGTATGTCAAAAATTGAACTGATACATGGCGATTGCCTTGAACTAATGAAAAACATACCTGATAAAAGTATTGATGCTATTATTACAGACCCACCCTACGGAACTACAGCGTGTAAATGGGATATTGTTATACCTTTTGAGCTTATGTGGGAGCAATTAAATAGAATAATTAAAGATAATGGTGTGATAGTGTTGTTTGGTTCAGAGCCTTTTAGTAGTGCTTTAAGAATGAGCAATATCAAGAATTATAAGTATGATTTATATTGGAAAAAAGAAAAGCCAACAAACTTTTTTCAGCTAAAAAGAAGGTTTGGTAAAGTTACAGAAAACATTGTTGTTTTTTATAAAAATCAGCCTACTTTTAATCCACAGAAAACAAAGCATACTGGTAAAATTGTAAAAAATAAGCCAAAAGGTAATCATAACTCAGTTATTACAGGAATAAATAAAAAAGTTATTCCTTATAAAGATGATGGAACAAGATACCCTATAGATGTTTTAGAATTTAGAAGAATCGTATTGGGAAAGCAAATTCACCCAACACAAAAACCAGTAGCACTAATGGAATACATAATAAAAACCTACACTAACGAAAATGAAACTGTTTTAGACTTCACAATGGGGAGTGGAAGTACTGGTGTAGCATGCGTAAACTTAAACAGAAATTTTATAGGGATTGAAAAAGATGATAAATACTTTGAAATTGCAGAGAAGCGAATAAATGAAAATCTATAAAATCACAGAAGCAAACAAATATCTTGGAGTGTCAATTAACACTTTCAAGACACTTGCCAACAATGGAAAGATAAAGTCTTTCAAGACTGCTGGTGAACATAGGTGTTTTCGTCAAGATGATTTATACTCTTATATGGGTGTCGAGAGAGAAGCAAGAAAAGTTGACGATTATATGCCAGATGTAGCACTGCCAAACAGAAAGAAAACCTTGAACGGCAAAAAGACAGACTGAGAAATACGCTGAAAATGAGACCAATGAATCTAATGGAATTTAAAAGGAGGTTCAAATCCTCTCCCCCTCATCCAAAAATGTTGATAAATAAATAATATGGATGAGAATAAATTTGACTTTTAAAATAAAATAGATATTATAAATAAATGACATAAATTATTGAGGGTGAGTCTCAGTGGATTTAAGAATTTCCAATAGAAAGATTTTTCAACACAATTTCATCAAGAACTGTCTCAGGGAAATCAAAAAATGTGGAATCAAGAAAAAACTTGCACTTGAACTCATCTCTGTTGCTCAGTCAACAAACCCAACAATCAATAATTTTCCAACCCGATATGCAAGAATGACTGTCTTAGATTTTCAGAAAGAACTCAACTATTCTGAAAAAGAAATCAAGACAACACTTGAGAAACTGACAACTCCTTTTGATTCAATGTATTCAAAGGGAAATCAATTGTTCAAGAAGAAAGTCAGAGGAAACAAAGAATTCTACTACTGGAATGGAAATAGAGGTTCTGAGTGGTCAAGATTTGGCTATGCACTTCCTCACATCTTTGATGTCAACATCAACACTGAAATCAGAAAGAATCTTCCTGAGAATGAAACAATCTTCACAACTGTCATGCTTGTCATGGCAACAAGAGGAATGATTCCTTTCACAGAGAAACAAATCAGAGTTGCAACTGGACTGACAATGTATGACATCAAGAAAGCATCTAAACAGATTGGATTTGAAATCAAAGCAATCCAAGCTGGAACATCATGGTTTGAAAAACAAAGTTACAATATAGAACAACAGAATCTCTTCAGAGGATTTGTTTTCACTGATGAAAGTGTGAAACGAGCTGAAGAGTTTGTTGAGAAATCAAAGATGTCATTTGTCTGGAAAGGATTGTTTGGATTGAGAATGTTTTTCTATATGAATAAACAATCAATTTCAAAAGATTATTTCTCATCACAAGACATCACAAATCAATTGAATAAGTTTGGAAAAGAGTTCTCACTGAACTCATATGAAAATTATGTTCTACTCTGCAAAGAACAGAACACAATCAACTCAATAGCACTTCACAGGAAAGCATCACTTGATAGTGATGAGTTCGGCAATGAAAAGTCACAACGATTCCAGGAATCATTCATTGGTGGATGTAGAGGTGCAAAGAAAGGACACAAAGACTCTCTGATTGTCAAGAAGGAAAATTGTTCCCAGAAAAGCATGGAAGAAGAACAACCTTGCAGTCAACCAGATGTCTTGCTCTCCCAGAAAGACTATGCAGATTTTGTAGAAGCAGTCAGAAAAATCTATGAAGAAAGAAAGAAAACAAATTTCACTGTCAAATGTTGGAAACAACTCAAAGAAGAAGTCCTTGAGAAAGTGACAAATTCTTCTCTGAGCTACAAACAACATGTCATAGAACATCTGAATTCAATTGACAACATCTACAAAGCTGTCAAGTCACCAATGTTTTCAGAAAACTGGTTTGAACCAAAAGAACAGATGGAAATTCAAATTGAACTCTCAATTGAAGAATCACAGTTGCAACAATTGATTCCAAAGATGGAACAAAGTGACTATGAAAGAATAATGAGAGAGTGTCATGTTTTCTGTAAAGCAAATGGTGATGAAAGTTATCAGACTCACCTTGATGAATTGTTCAAGGAAAAAGTGTTCTCAGAGAAACAGCAAAAGGAATTGAGGTCACTCAATCAGAGAAGCATGTTGTCTCAAAGAGAACTTGAGTTCATGAATGCACTTTCAGTTCTGAGAGCAAGAGAAACAAAGTAGGAAAGACTTCTTTTCTACAGTCTTTGTTTTCTTTTTATTATAATATTGGTGTATTTAAATTTTCAGTATTGAGATTTTTATTTTTAAAGAAACTTGATTTTTGAAAAGAAATTTTAATGATATTCACAATTATTTATTTCTTTTGAAATTTGAAAGAATTTTTGATTCTGTAAAGAATAAGAAATTTATATCAAGGCAATTTTTATGCTCTGCACTGAAAATAAATAAT